TCTCTCGAATGAGCTGGCCGTTCTGGTAAAACCTGTAAATGCCTCTCATGACTTCGTCATCCTTACGTCGTATTCTGTTGCTCCAGTTACATCTTCAAGCTCAATTACAACGTCAATGACAGCCTTGCCATCCGGCGCAATCCTAACTTGCTGGTCAATAATAGTCATCCACTGTGGTGTGGGGAGTACTTCCACTCCCTCACCATCACCATCTGTAGAAATATTTGGTGTATCAGAAATGCCATCTTCAAATCCCAAAGCATCATCTGAAAGAACATCATCGACTTCAACAATATCGTCAAAAGTTACCCCATCATCTTCGGATGGGTCTGATGTATCAGCGACACGCATGTCAATAACATCCGGCGGTAGAAAGAACGTCGGATGAAGTACAGCCTCAGGGGCCTTAATGACATTGGTTGTTTTGATTTGGCTCATATCAGTAATTATATCTTTCGGTCAAGCGAAAGTCAAATACGTGCTCTTCTAAGAGTCATTGTAGTTGCCAATCCATTATCCCATCCGTTATCTACAGAAACTACGAAATACTTATGTGTAGATTCAACCATATCTCTAGGTGGATAATTGACTGCCACAATGTCACCAAGTTGTAGAAGAGGATTTCCAAAAATCTCTACATCAACTTCATCTGCTGGTGTTGCCCAGTTTTCCACAATCCAGTCACCAAGAGCCTTAGCGGCAGACTCGGATTGAATCCAGCCTGAAGAAAACTCGATAGCAATTTCTCCGCGTGCTCGAATAGCGAGGTCATCCTGAACAACATAATCCGTTGCCTCAGCCTGCTGAATTGTTCGACCAGTAATCATAATCTTCTGGTCAATTGGATTATCAGAACCGTAAGTCAGAGTGTCCTCTCCATTTACAACAGAGTTTACTCTTGACGCATTGGCAATAATAAAATGCGCTCCAAATGGATTGTGAACGTATTCGTCCTCAATAACCTGACTATCATTACTCAAATACAGTGACGAAGAACAGGAAACTTATCGAACGTAATTTCATACGGACGATACTCATGCACCTGCATACCAAACTCATCAAAGTACCTCTGGTCATACCACTGTGTATACTTGATAGTCTTCTTACCTCTACGGAGCTGTGCTACTCTTGACCTTGTTACAAAATCGCGGTAATACTGATTCGAATAGTACCCGCCGCGAATCAAGTCAAGATATGAAGAATTGTCAAGGTCAGTCTCCTGAATACCACCATCAGCCATCATATAGAAATACTCATAATCAACAACAGTATCACCACGAGCATAAAGACCGGCTCTACCAGACGTAGCAAGGTCGGTTCCATTATCAATTACATCCATGACAACATTTCCGTTAATGGCAACGGTCACTCTTGCAGTGCTTGTCACCACAATGTCTACGTCATACCACTTGTCGTAATCAATGGCCATAACAGCACCATGACCGCCAACCTGAGTAACAGTTCCATTCGACAACCTCTTCAAAACCTGGATTTCATTTCCAAGCTTTCTGTTGAGCGTAGCTGTTCTTTGAATGTCTACTGCATACATCTGATTCTGAGCTGTATTTCCCCAGAACCAAACACCGCCGATTGACTGACCACCCTTAGGATTCGAAGGGAACTTAATTCTAGTACCAATGAACTTTGGGAACTCTCCAACCCAAGCACCGCGTCTAGCCGTATACCAGTGCTTCGATGTAGCCTTCTTTCCAGTAGCCTGAAGACGAAGAATTCCATCAGTAGTCATGAACTTTGTTCCACCATTCCACAACTTCTGAGTTCCAGAAGTACCGAAGTAAGAACCATTGCTCAACCAAACTGTCTGGACAAGGTCATGGTCCTGTGCTGTAGTGCTGTCGTAGCCACGCTCTTCTACCAGCATGTAGCCCGTGAAATAATTTCTCCACCCGTTGAATTCATCAGACAGCTCATTGTCAATCTGAGATTTTTCGTCGGTCGTGTAAATTACCTTGAAGACTGTATCGGTGTTGATATTGCCAGTGTAGCTACCACCCTTCGGGTAATATCGGTAACCCTTACCCTTGTACTTGATAAGTTCACCACGCACATTAATCATTCCGTCATAAGGCCACGTTTCAATGTCCTTCTTATCAATCCAGAAGTGTGTGTCTGTCTTTGTCATAGCAGTCGTAAGGTTGGAACTACGAAGAACAATAGTATCTTCAGGCTGCCATACAATTTCAGAAATCGGTCTGTTCTGGTCGTCAACAGCAAGATTGGTCTTCTGATACTTCACAGTGACCTTATTTGCCTCGAAGTTTCCTCCGACATTCAAATCAACAATGTCAGGCTGCTTAGAACCATTTTGCGCATAGTCAAGTGTCCAAGAAACCGGCTTCGTCTTGTCATAAGCAGAGTCGCGGGTCTTAATCTGAAGAATTCCATACTCATCAAAATAAGCGGCGGACTGAGTTACACGACACAATTCCTGAATCTGGTCCCAGACAGTTCTGTCTGAATCTGTCCAGAAAAAAGCAATCTTGTTCGAAGCAACCTCTGCTGAACGAACGTACTCATAGTCAATGAAACCGATTGAATCAAGCATGCGCCAGATGGCCATACCAATCGTAACATCTTCCATAAGCTCTCTCAGAGGCTTTGCTTCCTGAAGAAACTTAGAGGCATCCTTCAAAGGAACGGTTGCAGTCTCCTCATTACCACCCCAGTTTTCAGAATACATAGTGGCAATTCTGATGTATTCAATTCCGGAGCCACCCCAATCTGAAACATCGATACCAAAATCAAGCGTGAACTTTACATTCGCATCGATTAGACCCTTATAAGGAGAATCTGTACTGTCAACATTAAAGATACCGTCATAATTTGACAACGTAACAGAGCCCGTGTTTGAACTGATTGTACCCATAGGAGTAATAAAATCAGTGTCACCCAATTCATTCTTGGCACTGTAATCAATCAGTCTGTCTGAAAGGTCCTTCTCAAGACGAGCACCGACTTCAACAAGATTTAGCCATGAATTAATTCTGTTCATGGACTTGATATCAAGTTTAATGCCCTTGATGTTTAGCCCATTATTTCTGTTAACTGTAGAAGACCATGTTCCGCCATCCTGCAAATACAAAATAACCTGACCAGAATCATTAGTTACAACATCAGAAGCGATAGTCGTCCATGTAGTTCCATTAGTAGTAATCTGGATGTCATACTTCTGAGGACGTGCCCAAGAATCTTCAAAGCAAAGATAAATCTTGTTCGTCAGAACTAGGTCAGCATAAATGATGTAAGGGCGAACAGGCTCAGGCAGAGTGTATCCACCGCCCGTATAAGGTGTGGTATTTGCCTGAGCTGGACCAGTCCAATACTTGTACTTTGAATCAGGGTCTGCTGTATATGTTCTGTATCCTCTGACTGTGTCTGAATAACCTTGAACTACTGCGCCCTCTCCTGCACGAGCCTTCAGCAAACCCGCCGTTGGTCTTACAGGAGCAGTAATTGTTTCAATTGGATACATGTCCAAGTCATAACCGTTTGTTTTTTCATCGTATCCAAAATTATCTACAGTAGTAATCTCTGTATATCTATTATGGTTCCATTCAGCGATAACCCGGGCTGCCGGAGTTAGATTCTCACCCTGCTTCAGTGCATTCTGAAAGAATGACGTTGAAGTCTGCATTATTATACCTCTTCCATCGATACGCTGATTTCCCAATAATCAACACTGCCACGCTTTACTACATTCCTAGAAAAATCTGAAAACATTACATTGTATGTATTAACTTCAGTATCACCATCTGAAATCTCAAGGGAGAAGGAGCCAGTTATAGTGTTGTAGAAAGTCTCAATGGCATCAGCACCCCAATATCCATCAACAGTCTGAGAAGTCAACTTTGGAAGCATATTCCAAGAAGTCTGGAATGTGCGCTTATCAGCAACAATGTACTAATTCCATTAGCCATTCTTTGCTTCTTCTCAATACGCTCTACATCGATGCTGAGCTGCTGTCTGTTATGGTCTGTGACCGCGTTTCCATTCCATCGCATCAAGCGGGGTCTGGTGAATGTCATACTCAAGACTTAACACTCCTATTTCTTCCTAGCTTACTATCTCTCTTCTGAAGCGCTGTATTGACAGCCTTCTCTACGTCAACATCAGAGCTGACTGGTCCGTAAAAGTTCACATTTACATTGTAGTCGTTATCTACGCCCTGGTCAATATTCTGAATTCCATTCTTAAGCTGTTCTGTTAGAGGAGCTGTTAGAACGGCTTCATTCTTATGAAGCATTGCGTATCCATCATTCATAGTAAACCCGCCCTTCTTCATACCAGGAATACCGAATACACCAGGAGGAACATCCTTACCATTCTTCCAAGTCTCAAAGTGAAGGTGAGGTCCAGTTGAATTACCAGTATTGCCAGAGTAACCAATTAGCTGTCCAGCACGAACTGCACTTCCAGCCCCGATTCCTCTCTTTGAGAGGTGAGCATAGAGTGTTCTATCAGGTCCATTACCAATGACAATGTATCGACCATATGAACGATACCCGCCATTTCCTGAACCCTTGAGGTCAGTAGAAGTTTGAACGCTACCCGACATTGCAGCCCTAACAGGAGTCCCCACAGGAACACCAAAGTCAGTTGCTCTAGGAAGGTTACTGTGGTGAGCCCAGTCACGAGAAACAGGACCGCTTACCGGACGAACCTTTCCACCAGTTCCAAGAGTTCCACCAAATGGATTGAATGACGTACCAGAAACAACCTGCTGAGCCATTGCTTGCCACTTTGCATAAGCCTCTGGGAATCCAGAACGCTGAACTGCCTGAGCCTGCTGAGTAAGACTCAACTTGCCACGATTCTTCATTGCAAGCAGAGACGAGAAGAACTTGCGAGCAGAGTACGAAGGATTCATAATCTGCTCCTTCGTACCCCAACCCTGTGAAGGACGCTGCTGGAATAGACCAATAGAGTCACGGTCACCATAATCTAGATTACGAAGACCAGACTCCTGCATAGCCGTCATAATGGAAACGATTAGGTCGTTAGTGTTTGCACCCATTCCCTTACCGACACCAATAATGGTTGCAGCATTCTTAAGCTGCTCTGCGCTAAGGTTTACGTTTCCATACATTCCGGCCTTACCGGCGATTGCCATTCCATCAATACCGAATCCCATGGCATTGTTTCCTGCTGCCTCAATAGCCATCTGAGCTGCTGCTTCAAACATTCCTTCAGCACCCGCCGCAAACTGACCAATCATTCCTAGACCATCAGCACCACCGATTCCACCCGTTCCACGGCCACCAGACTTATTTAGCTGGTCCAGATAATCCGTTCCTAGGTTTCTGTGTGCCCTGCCATTAAGAACGAACTCATCATTCTTCAGGAGCATCATTGACTCGTCACGACGCATGCTGGTTCCCCAGTTACGTCCACCACGATTATCGTACTTGGACGAACCGTTTACAGGACCACCAGTGTGACGGGTCTTTGGCTTAGCAGGAGCCTTGTACTTACTTGGAAGGGAGCCTGTTGTTACCCACTTCATGAATTCGGCGGTTGTCATATTGAATCCACCATCAACCATGTCCTGAGTTACAGCATTACCAATGTTCTTCCACTTGATTGTGTTCTGAATATCAGCAGATGCTTCCTTGATATGGGCAGTAAGTGCGTTACCAATTGTGTTAGCCCATCCATTACCT